GTCAGCCACGGGAAAAGCCTCAGCCCATTGCGCGACGTGCTGGATAGCTTGTTGTAATTCGTAGCCCCCTCCCAAGCCGTTCGGGTCGCTCTCGTGATAGCTTGAGTAGTGGTTGTCTATGATATCCCCGATAAAAACGACTTGGTTGCAGTAATGCTTCTCGTAGGTCTCCACGCAAAATTCGAGGTAGCCGTCTAGCTCAAAAGGACAATGTAAATCCCCTATGCAAAGAATCCGTCGCTCGTTCTTCTTGAGGCTCTTGATAGCCTTTGCGAGTTTGGGATCTAAGCGGGGGCGGAAGTTATTCAATACGTCCAGATTCTATGTTGCGACTTATTTACGTCTAAATCTACATGGATGAAGTTCGGCCCGATGCCTATTCGATTGAAGCCGACTTCAGAAAGTGCTTCAAGTATGATGTATCTCGCCCTCGAATCTTCTACGTGTATATCGGCGGCAAGCCCTAACAAGTGCGAAGAGTTCTTCGCTACAGGGTAGCCCCTCTTCTTTAGGTCTTGGTTATAGGCGACGGTGCGAAAGCCGCTATTAATAATGAAGGGAATCCCTGCGCAATCGCGAGCCTCGTCAAGCATAGACAAGAAGTCTTGATCCATCATCTCGCCAGAGCCGGGAGAGTCGGGGGAATCGAATTCGTCAAGGGTGAAGTATCTCATTTTTTCGCGAGCATTATTTCGATTTTGTGAACTGACTCCATGACTTCTTTCATCATTTGCTTCAATTCGTCCTTGTCGGACTCCACGCGAATGATTCGCCCCTTGAGCTTTTCAATTTCTCTGTTTAGGTTTACCCACACCATCACGATCGTTATCGCGCTTGGGAGAATTGTGAGGATTATTTCTGTCGATGTCATCGAGGAATTTTTTCAATAGCGTTATGTTCTCTTTGCGGTTCTTTCTCATCCGAAGAACGCTCTTAAATCTACCAAACGCGGGTACCTACTGCTTCCGGAGATACTCATTCCGCTCTGGTAATAGTCGGCAGGCTGTGGAAGCATATCGGCCCCCGTGTTCGAAGTGTATTCAGGAAACAGCGAGGAGTTATTACAGAGGTAGTCATACAGTCGGAAGGTGTAGAACTGCGCGTTTTGTCGCGCCCGTTCTACCTCTCGGTGTAAATCGTCCGGGGTTATGCTCGTAGTGTCTTCAGATATCCGAATAACTAAAGACCCGTTATCCATCTTCACGTAAAGCGAAGGGATCATTTCGACCATAGCCCACCAAAGGGTAGCCTTGCGGACGTAGGAATCCATGAGGACGGCGTAATCGCCGGAGAGCGTACCCGCTTGAATATCGGCCTTGAGTTTATTGAGGAGGTCAGTCCCCAAATAGAGCTGGATGTACTTGTCCTGAGCAAGGATAATTGAAGGAACGAGGTAAGCGTCCTCGATGCTTCCGTTTATGTTGGTGATCCGCTTAATATAGTCCGGATTCACGAAGAGTATTTCGGGAGTGAGTGCCATTTATCGAGGGTTTAAAAAGCCGTTGTTCGGCATATCTACCGGGCGTTGTGCTACTTTCTTGTTGTTGTCTTCGAGTCGCTTTGCATCGACCCCGGCTTCTCGAATCAATTTCTTCGCTTGATTGACCGAGATTTTTTTGTTGTTCTTGCGCAGGTACGTTTGACGCTTCCAAAAATGGTGACACGATCCGCCGCCCTTATACAACCAAACGGAATAAGTATCCGCGCCATTTGGCCCCCATCCAGGGTTGACGGCTCTATCTCCTGCGGCAAGTATATCCTCCTTTCTAAAGACGCGGTTTGCAGATACCATCTTCTTACAAAACTCCCGCGAATCTGCTGAGGTAGTCCCCGGAGCATACGAATAGCGCACCTTAATAATCTCGGTATCTTGCTCCGACCCTGCTTGCGGTTTGCTACTTGGTACTTTCGCAAAAGCGAAAAGCGCGTCTCTGGTCTGTTCCAGTTCGTAATCGACCTCCACCTCATCAATCAACTCCCATTCTTCGCCCATCTCCTCGCCTTTGTCGGTGAGGTAGTCGACGCATCCATCGAGGTTCACTTCTTGTGGCTCTTCCTTTGAGAGTTGTAAGTCGGTCGCGAACATATTCTCCGCCTGTTCCAACCCAAACCCAAGCATCGAAACGAGGATTTGAATAGCTTGATTGCGGGTGAGTTCTCCGGTTGTGACTTTCGAGATAACGTCAACCGCTGAACTGATTTGAACACCCGTATATGATTGTTCGACGTTGGCTTCTTCGACGGCTGCTCCAAGTGGCTCAACCTTCGCATCTATTCCAGCGGCTCGCATAAGCGTATAAACCGACTCAATGACTACCTCTCGATATCCTGAGATGACGTTCTCCTCAAAGAGTTCTGCGCTGGTCTCAAGCTCTCCACCGCCTCCGAGTTTACCCGGTACGGAGACCCCGAACATCTGAGGCGACGTAACGCGGTGACCGACCATAATCTTCGAGGTAACTTCTTCGGAAAGGAATTGGTATTGATTATGAGCGTCCGACAATTGGAACGGCTCGAAGTCTGGCTTCCTTTCGGGATCGTCTGAGTACGTGACAATAAACTTCCCCGCGTTGCTTGCTCCTGCAAGTTGTCGTTCGATATCCATTCGGATTCGATTGCGCTCCTCTTGCGGAGGGATACCGTTCTTAAAATGAATCGAGAACGAAGGACTCATCCCGTTCTTAATGTTGTTAATGTGGTATACCCCTATTTCTTTATCGAGTTCGATGTAATTAATTGAGCCGATATAGTCGGGCTTGGGATAGTAGAAAGACCCCGGAGAGAAGGGCTTCACGTATAGAATTTGAGTAGGAAACTCGATATTCATCTCCTTATGAAAGCGGTGAATTTCGACGCGCTCTTCCTGCTTATTGCTCCAGTCTTTAGAGTAGTAATACGTTTCTACGATTTCGTCGTCATTGACAAAGCCCGAACGGATATTCTCAAAGGGCAAGTGCGAGACGTTGGCAATAGTCGTCCTATCAAGCGACCAATTAACTTCGAGAGCAAAGCCGCCCTGAATCTTAAAATCAAGGCAAGCCTTTCGGAGTTCGTCGTTTAGATTCCATTGGTCAAAAGCGAGGCGACCTTCCAGGGTCGTAGCGTCGAACCCTTCGCCGAAAATCATCATCGCAATAGTTGTTGACAATGCGTTGTGAGTAGCGGACGAATGAAAGAGGTCAACGAGGTACTGAGGAAAGAGATTGTCTGCCCCGTAATTCACGAAACCTTCGCGGCTGGCAGTCTCTGCGTAGCTCCGCTCTTGGTATTGGTTGAGTTGTATTAATTCCATTACTCGTAATATATGACGTTATCGGGGATTGTTATGTCTGGGATCGTGTAACCTGTCGCGCCGGCTACATTAAGCGTCCCCTGCTCAAGTAAACCAACTACCGAAGCATCATTCGCATTAAGGTTCGTTGAGCTGTTTTGGCCGTATGCTTTATACGTATAAAACCCCGTCTCAATTAAGAGAACACGGCTTGCCGATCCGAGAGGTTGATTCGTGTAAACGCTGATTTTTGTATATCGAGCGTTGTCAACTTCTACATCTCCGACGAAGGCGTGTTTATCTGTGCTTGCCATGTTCTCCAAAATTATTAAATAATGGGTGAACGGGTCGAGGTCTTTTTTCATCTCCTGAAGCGTCAGATAGATAAATTGCTCGGTGGCTGAATTGGGGTTGAGGTGTATCATTTGAGAATAAAAAAGGGGAGGACTTGCGCCCTCCCCCGTCCTTTTAACCTAAAACCAAAAAGGAAAATCAAACAGTCGTAAAATCGAGGAGCGTGTCTGTAGATGAAACGAATGGAGCTGGAATAGCTTCTTCCGCTGTGAATTGCAACTGATAGCCGTTCAGGTCACCCTTTGCTGTTCCCGTTCCTACTGTGCCTCCCGTCGCTTCCGCTCCAGTCGTGTGACCCATGAGGATATAATTATCGTTGTTGTCTTGAATTATGATAGACAAGCGACCCTTCATGAGTTCGTAGATTTCCGTGTTATCTTCCGCGACAAGGTTGGGCATAGTCAACTCCACGACTTGCGAGAAGAAGACAGTACCATTCTCAACGGAAGACGTAACCGTTTGTTGAAACGATCCCGTGTTCTTAGTGAGTTCGAAATTCTTGAATACAACGGGATTAGCATCGTCGCCATTCACTCCCGCTCCGGGGATAACTCCTGCGGCAATAGTACCCCATTCGTCGGCCTCGAATTGAGCAATCCAAACTCTTTTGATTCCTCCAATTTTATCTTTACAGGGGAAGGAACGCCCTGATACTGTAATACTACAAGCCATATTTTGAGGAATTAAGGGGAGGGATTTAAGCCCCTCCCCGAATTAATTAGGCTGAACGGCGACCAACTGCAAT